TTGTAACATTAATAGCAATAACTGAACCACCACTAATCATAGCAGTTGCTTCTGCACCAACTCCACCACCGCCAGTAATACTAACCGTTGGAGCAGTAATATAACTATTACCACCTGTAGTAACATTAATACCCTGCACTTTATCAGTTACAGAACCACCAGTTATATATTTTACAAATACTGTATCTGGATCACCTGTAGTTGAATCTGCCGAAACAACACCTAAGACTAAAGCTTTAGTTCCAGATTGAGCACCATTAATAGTTTTATCTTTAAAACCAGAAACATCAATATTAACACCATTGTATTGTGGCTTCAATTTAACATATTCATAATCCAAATTCAGAACAAGATCAGCACCAGTTACTTTACTGCCGTTGCGAAAAACATGATCTCCAAATTTCTTAATCTGATCTCTAAGAATACTCTGTTGTGTAGTTAATTCTCGAGCCTGTACTGGTAATGAAGGCTTATATAAGACTTGATGAAAATTGTCATTATCATCAAAATCATCAAAGTAAGGATTCTGATTTGTATTTATTGTAATGTTGTTAGACATAATTTACCTTTGTTATTTTTTTTTAATTATTTATATATCAGTTATATTAGAATTCAACAACTAGTTTAATATCCTCAGTTGAATCAGATGACCTATTAATTGGTGTTCTAAATTCTGTATAAACGATTTCACCACTATCATCTTCTATTTCACTCGCAGTATATGTAGATGATGTAGCAGCAGGTTTTCCTGATGATGCCTCTTTAGGATTTATCAACAAATGAACTTTTCTAAAATCATCATTGACAGGAAAATCACCACCATCAACACCAATCAATCTAGTATTCATCATCACGAATACTCCACCTAATTCAGAAACAGCATTTTTCCCATGTCCACCAACAGGCCCGATTCTTGGAATCAATGTTGCATTTGTTCCACCGCCACTAGTAACTGTTGCAGTAGCATTACGATATCCTGTTCCTTTAACAAGCACAGAAACTTTTTCTATAACTCCACCAGTAATGGAAGAAACTCTTGCTTCTGCACCTGATCCAGTAGAACTTGTAATCTCTACTGCAGGACGAACTTGATATACACTATCAGTTTGTGGAATTGTTGTCCAGTTTGTTGTAAGTGTAGCAGTTCTTGTTGCACCAACATAATCAGAAATAGTCTTTAACTCTCCCGCACCATTTCCGCTAGAAATATAAACCTTCATTAAATTATAAGTATCATTATCGGCACTTGCAGTAGCAGCTAACACAATAGTATTAGTACTACTTCCTGTCTGTGCATTACCGTCATCTTTAATATATCCAGTTCCACCAGCACTAACATCTATTTGTTCTAATGAACCATCTATTGCATTATCTTCTACTTGCTTTTGTTCTAATTGAGTTGAAGAATTAGCTGGTGAATTTACTGGAATCCAATCTGAAGTTATATATTTCAAAACATCTGCCTGCTGAACCTCAAACATAAATTTCCACCTATAACCATCACTAGTATCAAAAGAATTTACTGAAGTTCCAGTAGGCTCAACAGTTGACGCATTATTACCATTATTACTAAGACACTTATATACTCTAAATGTTTCTGTAAAAACATAAAATGCACCTTCATCTACGCTTGTTGTAGGATTAACATTGTCGAGAATATCATCCCTTAGATGGTCGTATGCACGATATATAGTTCCTGAAGTCCAATCATATCTTGCTATTACATGAGATACATTTGACTTAGGTATTTTCTTTAATGCAATAAAATCGTCATGGTGTAAAAATGGAGATATAGTGGTATCACTTGGAATTGGAACAGCTACGTCACTAGGATTTGTTTCATTGTATTCGCCAGGACTAGCTCCAGCCCACGGCTCTTTCTTACCTATTGCTAAATATATATTATTTGGAGCATCAAAACTTGATATAAAGTTATCAGCTTGATATTTTCTGAAACTATTGTTAATTATTGCACTCATATTGTAATCCCTTTAATTTTGTTTTTGATACTGTTATATATTTATAACACTTTTTGTTAATAAATAAATAAATTATACTGGAGGTGGCAAAGTATTTGTTTCAGTTCCATTGCTATATTGAGTAATTGTTGAATTTGTAACTATTCTAGTTTTTAATCCTGCAAACAAGGTATATTGAAAAATCTCCTCATCTTTGAAATTTTCAATAATAGTTCCAGACATTCTCTGAAATACAGCAGAGGCCTCTGCTTGGACTCCACTTGCAGGAGCATCAATTGTTACAGATACAAAATTTGGATATCCCGGCGGAGCTCCATATCCAGAACCTATATTATTAATAGTAATACTAACAACCTTATCCGAGTCAGAACCAGTTCCAAGAACAGCAGTAGCTGTTGCTTGAGTACCACCAGTAGGTGATGCAGAAATGTTAACATTTGGTACTGAAGCATATCCAGAACCTTGATTAGTAATAGCAATTTTCTGCAGGCCTTTTACTGTATCAATCTTCTGGCTATACCCACCCTGTTTTTTAAATTTCATTCTGTCAACTGTTCTTCGTATCGGGCCTAACCGTAATTGAGTTACACCAGTTGGGTCTTGGAATACCCAACCAAAATCATCTGTTTCAGTTCCGGCCTCACTTACTAAACCATCATCTTCTAATCTGGTTTCGGGTATAGTAGTAAATAAGTAATCATCAAAACCACCAAGAGTAGTAAGTTTCTGAATTCCTAAATCCTGCTCATACGTTTGACATTTTGTTGGTGCAATATAAAATGTTTGCGTAGTAATAGATTCGTAGTCCTCCCTTGCAACAAAAACACCTCTTGATGGGTTTACTTCTATTGGCTCTGTAATAAAACCAAAATTCTCTGGATCACGATCAGCTACAGCAAAAAGTCCATTATTATTATTGTAATCTTCATTAGGAAAAAATACTTTAATGTTCTGAAACTCATCGCATGTTGTAATTTTAAGGTCTAATATAACAGGAGGCTCAATAGTACCATCATGGAATATAATAGTATATCTTTCATCAAACGGCTCTGATAATCCTGTGAGCTGTAATGACATATTGATATTAGAAATAAGTTGAAAATTTCCAAACAATGCCAAACCAGCTGGATGAACAGTTCTTTTTATAGTATCACGCCATTTATCAATCGTTTGCCCAGAAGTAATAACATAAGAAAACAATTGATAATAAAAACTATCTTGTAGATATTTATCAGAACTTAAAAAACCATCTGTCCCTGTAAATTTTAATCCGAACTCATTCTCATAACCACCAATAATAACTGTAGCCTCTGCTTTCTCAGAATCATTTCCAAGACCAGTAAAATCTAATGTTGGTGCTGTAGAATATCCAAAACCATTGTCAATAACATCTAATGATTTAACACCGCCTATACCTGTTCCACCTTCAACAAAAGAAAGAACGGCTCCGTTTCCTGAACCACCTGACATAGTAGGCACTCCAGTATATCCGCGTCCCGTATTTTCAATCTCAAGCTTCAATATAGCTCCATTATTATCAACTTCTTTTACTATAACACTAGCAGTTCTTCCATCAATAGATAATTTATTAGTATTATCAATATCTAACTTATCACCAACCAGATATCCTGTTCCGCCGTTAGTTATAACAGTCTCTTTAACAGAACCAGTTGTTAATTCTTTAATGCGAATAAATCCATCAGAACCAACACCTTCATTTGTTAGTGGAACTTTATCACCAGCGGTATAACCACAACCAACTTTAGTAACCTGAGTATCAATGACCATTCCACCAGTAATAAAATTATTTGTTCCATCTGTAATAGTTTCAGATGATTGAAATGATCCAATTGTACCAGAAAGAAAAATAGTTGATACTTCAAATCTTCCTATGTTTTCATTGATTACTTGTTCAACTACAGCGGTAGCACCAGATGTTTGTCCTGTTATTTTTTTACCGGATAAAGTAAATACCGCATCAGAACCACTGGTATCAATAACTCTGAGTATTTCACTCTTCCCATAATTACCGTCAGAAGTACGAAGCATATCTGAGCCGGGAAAGTAAAATGAAATCTCTTCTTTGTATAGTAATCTAAAAAGAAACTGAAAAGATTTCTCACTACCTTTTGCTCTATAGAAATCTCTAATATGTTTTAGAACAAATGGTTTGTTTGCATTTTGAAATATTGCTTCTGGAATATCTTCAGCAAACTGTTTCTTAAAATAATTTAGAAATTCATCAGTAGTCTTATCAAGGTTAGCATAATTATCTAAGTTCCCAATAATTTCATAAGGCTTACCTTCCTGTTCCATATATTCATAATACGCCTCCATGAAAGCAACAAATGTTTCATGGTCTTGTTTTACAAATGCAGGAAGTTGTCCTTCTACCTTTACACTTATCCGTTCATCAAACTTAGGATGAATCGGTTGATTTGGATTTACTTTAGCCATATTAGATTATTGTTTCTGCTATCATGTTAATCTTAATTGATTCTGTATCATTAACATCATAAGTTAAAATCTGTTCTCTCAAAGGAGTAATATCAGAATTATTAATTTCTGGTGTAACGTTTATTTTAATATTTGAAGTTCCATCAGTAATTTCAACCGGCCTAAAACTATTTAATACAATCTTTCCAGTAGTATAGTCAATAGTTCCCTGATTGGTTGAACCGTCTGGTTGAATCAAATATACTAAAGGACTATCAACCACACCATTAGTTGTTCTTGCTGCTTTAATATATTTTACTGAATCATCAACTAAAGAATATACATTACCGTCTGTTCCAGTAAATGACGTTGATGAAACACTTGCCTTTTCCAGATTATTAGTAAAATTTAAAGTATAAGTTACTGGAGTATTTAAAGTAACAGGTGTTATTCTTTGTTGATATTTTATAGCTGTTTTATTATTTCTAATTGAATTATTAGTATTATCAATATCCTGAACCATCTTGGAGTAACGAAACTTCTGGTCAAACTTTTCTAAATCAGTTTGTAGATAATTCTGAATAGAAGTATCAATATTTGTTTTCAATGTATTTTCATCTGTCAAGTTTGTATTGGGATCATAATTAACTGTAGTCTCAATAAGAAGATAAAAGAAAATGGGGTCAATAATTTCAGGAATAACTGTAACTACATTGACCTTTTTCAATATGGAGCTTTTAATAGATTCTTTCGTAGCAGTACTAAAAACATTATTGCCACTTGGTTTAACTGCAATAAAAACTTTTCCATATTGAACAGGGTCAGCATCTTCACCACCATAAACAGTTATAGATTCAATGTCTGGTCTTTGTTCAAGTATAATTGCTTTATAATCATACTTCGTTGTTGCACGATTTTGTGCTTGATATAATTTGGGTGCTTGAAACTTCAACGAATTAATACTTTGGATATCAGAACCACCTGTTGCATTTTCACTTGTTGTTATAACATATTGACTAGATGATAATCCTGCAACACTTCCAACGGCTGTAAATGTTGATGCAAAATTTCCAGCAGTTCCATTAGTAATAATATATTCAATAAAAACAATATTTCCATCAGATAGCTGTTTACCGACAGCACCATCACCAAAAGTGATTTCGTATTTCTGTCCTTCTACTTCCTGAAGAAAATAAACTTTATCAGTTCCTTTGATAGTTGTTACATCAACTGCATTACCATCCGTATATGTATCAACCTCAGAATCAGAAACAGATTTTTGTACTTTAACTGTAATAGTTGAAGTATCCACATTCAGATTAGGAATAATAAATCTCTGTGTATCATCAGAACCATTAACTGTATATGCTTTATTAAGAATTCTACCTTCAACAAGCTCTACACCAGTAGTTGTATAAGTTCCACCAGAAGACCTTAGAATTGAAGTTGTTTGGTTTGTAACATAAGTATATGCGACACCATTGATACTTGAGGTAAACTTAGTATTCTTTGCAATGGTTAAAGATGTAGGAGAACCATTAGGTGTAAAGGTCATATTTATTTTAGCCTTTGCACCAGTTCTTGAAGTAGGATTAACATTAAGATGTTTTGCATGGGAGACAACCGACTCTCTCAATGAGGAAGAATCTAGGAACATTTCGTTCCCAAGCATATTCGCGTAAAACCCCATATAATGTGTGTTATAGGCGAGAAGGTCAACCAGCACTGACATTCCACTACCTTCAAAATCATAATCTTGAAATTGTGATTGTGCTTTCAGAAAAGTTATCAAGTTTGATTTAATACCATCAAACTCTAAGTCTGTAATTTGTAATTTATCGGATGATGGCATTATCTTAATCGCTCCAAAAATAGCTCTATTGTTACTGGGTCTGGTTGATTTACAACTCTAAAAGTAATAGTTACATCAAATCCATTTCGGTCTGTATCTCCACCAACAAAAACTTCAATAACTTCTGCTCTAGGCTCAAAGTTAGCAATAGCAATTTCAATAGCACCTTTAATATTACTCTTTGTTATTGGAGTAGATAACTCAAAAAGATGTCTTGTCACTCCACCGTCTATCTGTGGTTGAAATGGACGCTCATAGCGATTAGTGAGAATAAGATTTCTTACTGATCTCTTAACAGCTTCAACATCTGTCTTAGTAACAATATCCTTAGTAACTGGATGGGCTTGGAAGTCTAAATCCAAGTCACTCCAAGTCCTACTATTGGTGCTTAATCCTTTTGTGAAAATAGTTGGCATATTTCTTAACTTCTTCCTTGTATTGCTGTTTTTAGTGTGTTACTATTGTTATGTGGTTGGGTTCAATAAATCTTATTTACCTTGTCCTCTATATCGTTTCCAACTTCTTCTTTTATGTTTATTCTTTGGCATACTCCTCTTGGATAAGCCAATTGAAGTAACCTTCTTTAATTTATCTTTTGGTTTGCTATCTTTTAGTAAAGCCATTATGTATCTCCTTTAATTAATATAGTTTTCCGAATGGGCCAAATATGTTTCCTTTTTTTTGTGCCAAGAAATACATACTCTTAACAAAATAATCGCGACGTTTCTTTCCAGAATCAGGTAAACAAAATAACTGATTAAGAAAATCAAGTTGCATTAGTTTAGACATAGCTATGTCTGGTGACTTCTTATACATAGCTAAAATATTACTTTCAAATTCTTTATCTTTGATGTTTGTATCACAACTATCTTTTATTTTTTTCCAGTATTTTTTAAACTCACCCGTTCTTTTTTTAAAATCTGCAGCCGTCTTTGGGAAATTTTGATGTTTATTATTTAGTGTTGATTTATAATCTGACATTAAAGTTGCTAACATATCTAATGGAACTTTACCAGCTCTTGCAGCTCCAGCACCTTTTATAGATGCTTCGACTTTTAAATTATTAAATCCTTTACTATTCTGTCTTATTTGAAATGTTCCTGCAACCGTTGTTCCATTAAGTACTTCAACAACTGAATCGGTTGATGATACGTTTCCTTTTTTATCAACATCTAATTTACATCTAACAGAACCTAATTTATAATTAGGTAACTTAGCAAACATAGTTTTTTCAATATTTACTAATTCCCATTGAGCAGTTTTACCAGACATTTTTTTAAGTGAAATACCAACTATAGTATTTTTTATAAACTTACTTCTTAGGACATCATTAATTTCTTCTATGGTAGCAGCTCTTGCAAGTGTTTCAATTTGTTTATTTGGACTTTCTACTAACCATATATCAGCTGGATTCCAAGAATCTTTTTGAGAAATACCTTGATCCTTGACAAGATTTGTAATCTCTTCCATAAAACCATCATCCCTAGAATAATGAAAATTATTATTTTTAGGAACTTTATCTGCTACCGTTATTTGTTGTTGGAAAAAAGTTTCCTCCCAAGCTGCATCCATATCTGGATATAATTTTTTTAATTCCTTTTTGCAATCTTTTAAAAATGTTTTTTTATCCTTATAACCATTTTTATTTAATCCTTGTTCAATAGCATACATAGATGCTCGTTCTTGCATAGCTGTACTTTTACCATCTGATTTGCTTTTGCCACCCATACCAGAATACTGGCTTTTGTCTATATCATTCCAACTAAAAATATCACCATTAGTAGTCTCAAAAATATCAGCCAATTTTTTACCATCTAATAATACTGAATCTATCTTTTTTTGGTCGCCATCACCAATACCTTTAAGGAAAGTTTTTATATTTTTGGTTAGTTTAATTTTTCCTTTATTACCATTTAAAAAAGAAATTTCTTTTTTTGAGGATATATCTGACTCAACCATAGTCAAATATTTTTCGTCTATACCTCTATCTTTTGTTGCAAACTTTCCCATATTCCCTCTACTTCGTATTTATAAGTTCTATCCCGAATTTTTTCCGAATATCTTCTATTTCTTCGTTTTCGTCAAATATAGCTAGATGTATATTCCTTGTAGGTCTAGTATATCCGTATGCAAACCCTCTCTCAAACTCAAAGAGGTCATGCTCGTCAAATTTGTATCCAGCTGGATATAGGTGCTGGGCAATGAATTCAAAAATCCATCTTACCCATGATCTTGTCTTATTGCTATTTCCCATAGTAAAAC